TTAAATCTCCATGGCGCGCCGCCAATGCCTGTTGAGCCGGAACCTTTAACAATATAACGAATTTGTAAATGATTATAGGTATTAGGGATAGAAGTAAAGTTAATTGCGCTTGCGCCGCCAACACCAACTGTTACGGTTTGTAAAGAAACATAGTTGCTAGAAAATAAATGCCCCGAAATCCCAGAGGCAAGAATGCCCGGAATTATCACGCAAGGTCACCTACGATTAACCAGTTATTCGCGGTCGTTTGGATAGCCGTTGCCGCGCTATATTGAACGCGAGTCTTAGGCGCAGAAGCCGTAGCTCCCGTTGAGGTAATAGTTACGCCCGATCCTTGCGAGAAGGTAACCTGCCCCGCTCCGTTCTGGCTAAAGTTAAGTTGAGTACCTACTGGAAAAGCGACCGAGGAGTTAGGCGGAATAGTTACGGTAATAGCCGAGGCGTTAGTAAGAGTAACGAAGTTTCCGTTATCTCCGAGAATAGGGGTATAGGTCGTACCCGTCTGCGCGTTAATGCTCATACCCGAGTACGAGATAGGCGAAGTAGATTTAACGCGGTTATCGGTGATATTTGCGGTAACGATAGAAGTAACGCCAGCGCCTACTGCGATAGTTGCGAGGAGAAGCGAGTTAGCGGGGGTCGAAGGAGCTACCGGAGAAGCGGCAGGGGTTCCCGCGATTACCTGAAAAGTGACATTGTTCAGCGATCCCGTGTAGTAAGCATCATTGACGGTCACAACCACAATGTCAATGCGTGGGTTTGATGCGTTGGCCGTGGAAACGGTGAGAGTTGTCGTGGCATCGTTATAGGCCATGTATGTGCCCATGTTGGACTGCGTTGTTCCAACGATTGCAGCCCAGCCAGAAGCGACAAGAACGGACATGCCGGCAGGAGAGTTTTGGGTAACCGCTAAATCGGTTGAGTTAATAATTCCAGAGGTTTTCCAGATTGTCTGGGTAGTTAGGCGGTCGTTTTCCGCAGGATGGCTTCCATTTTGCAGCCAACTTGGGGGTGTGCGTAATGCCATTGCTTCTCCTTAGATGTACGCGTTGCGCCAAGTAATGGTCGCAGCCGTAGTGCCGATAAGTGTACCTGTTCCAGATAGGAAGAAAGAGTTATTACCCGGTGGAGCAGAGAACCAGTTTGAGCCGCCGTTAATCAAATTGCGGGCAGGGCTTCCGTTGAGGGTGATGAGTTTCTGATCTAGGTCAATGACGATGGTGTCGGTGTTTGCGTAAGTTCCTTGAATCGTAATGTAAGTGCCTTGCGTGTTATTACCAAGGGTCGGGTTGGTGATAGGGCCGTTGAGGGTTATGACAGGGTATGTGGTTGCCCATCCTGCGTTATTGACGGTCGTTGTAAGGGTCGAGGAGCCGCCGCCATAGGAGAGGTTGTAGGTGCGGTTATATTGACGGCCCAGAGGGTTACCAACGGCGAGGGTTGCTGTCTGTAGCGTGTCATCGTAATAACGAGGGTCGGCGCAAAAGAATGTGTATTGCGAAGTAATGTAGCCGTAGGTGTAATTCGGATCAACAACGGTCTTGTTTGTGCGAACGCGAGCATTCAGGCGTTGCAAACCGCCGGCGGCGGAGAGCTGGAATTGCAGCGGGGTCGTGCCGCTGGTCTGGGGCAAGAGTGCGGCCTGTAATAAGTTGAAGTTAGCCTGAGCTGAATAGCCAGTGCTTGCGAAGGTGTTGATGGTGATGGTGACCGTGCGGCCTGAGAGAAAGTCGTTGCCCGTGAACATTCCGTCTGCATAGCCTCGGTTGTCATCCTGATTGCGGATATTGGGCAGCGATTCAAGCCCATCAACAGAGAGGATTTGATAAGGCGAGTTAGCTCCGCCGAATACGAAACCGTTAAAGGCGAAGGAATAGTAATTAAGCGAGGTAACGGTAGCCATTAGTAAGCCTTCCCTGCATTAAGTTTTGAGGCGATTCCCTGAGCCACTCCATAGGTGAGAGCGCCATAGGTAGCCGATGCGATGTCACTCGCTGAAACAGGGGTCGAGATGTAGTTGTTCTGCGTGTAAGCAACCGCAGGTCCGCTTGATGCGGTCGTTGGCAAGGCCGCCGATCCTGAAAGATAAGGCGTTGCAACAGAGCCAGCGAGCGCCATGCTGCTCATCGAAACGCCCGTGCCATTGACCGCGGCCATGGAAGCTGCAACCGCTTCAAGCTTGGTCTGCAAATCGTTTAGCTTCGTAATGGTGGAGTCATGAAGCGCCGTGGCTGCTTGGTCAAAAGCCTGTTGCGATGCCGCGAGCGAATCCTGCAGGGTTTGCTGAGCCTTGGCCACGGAGTCGTTGTAAGCCAGCTTGTTTTTAGCAAGAACATCGTTGAAAGCATCGGCTTGGGTTGCCATCGAAGCGTTAAGGTCTGTAGTGACTTTGTTGTATTGGTCAATGAGAGCCTGAGTTGCCAGATTGCCGCCCTGATTCATCTGATCCGCGAGACCGTTCAAGCCTGTTGTCGAAGCATCCTGCACCTGTGCAAATAAGTTCTGAATCTGCTCTGTTGTTCCGGGCTGAGCGTTGATAAGAGTCTGGGCCATTTGGTCACCCATGAGCGGGCCTTGTGCGACAACTTGCTGGATGAAGTTCTGCGAATATCCTAGGCCGGCGAGCTTGGAAGCATCAGTGGCAAGGGTTTTCATGGCGTTTAGCTGGCTCTGAAATGAGTCAATGAGCCCGCTAGTTGTTCCCGAGCTGAAAAATGACTTGCCAAGGTCTATCTTCGTGACATTTGCAAATTCATTGGTGAGCAGGGCCTCTGATTGCTGAACAATGGCCAGTTGCTTGTCTGCGGCATCTTGTTGCAGTTTGGCGATAGCGTCATTGTTCGCCGCAGCTGCCGCGAGGTTGGCCTGATCTAAAGTCTGTTGTGCTGCAGCCTGTGCCTGATTAAAAGTCAGGTTTGCCTTGGCTATTGCATCGTTGTGAGTCTGAACCAACTTTTCGTATTGTGTCTGATAATCGCGCAAGTCCACATTCATTTGGTCGTAGATAGACTTGACTTGCTTTTGCTCGTTCATCAACTCTGTGGTTTGCTTCTTCATTTCGGCAATAACGGCAGCGGCAGATTTCTTGGCTGCGGCTACTGCGGCTTTGCTAACATCTCCGCCAGCTACTTGACCGGCAACTCCTGTATCTCCGCCAGCGCTCGAAACCCCAGCCGTTGAGAGCTGATCCGCTAAAGACTTGCCACCAATAGAAATCTTTTTGTTGGCAAGGTCATCTAACCCTTGGCCAAACTTGCCGACAGATACAGCTGCTTCATCAACGCTTTTGCCCATTGCCTTAAAAGGAGCGCCGAGGACAGGAATCTTTGCCACGGTGTCAATAACTTTTGCAACCGCTCCGAGAAGGTAGCCAAATCCTTCAACAACAACTTTGAGAACATCAACGACTACTTTGCGGAATCCCTCGTGCGTATTCCACAAGCTGATGAGCTGGCGCTCCCAGTAGGTCATGTATTTGATGATGTCCGTGATGGCCGGAATAATAAACTTGGTAATAATCTCCAAGAATTTTGTCAGGATTGGCATAACAACAGCGCCGACCTTGACTGCTATGTCATCAAACTTAGCCTTTAAGACTTCCATCTCGCCGGCAAATGTGTGCGTATATCCGACAGCCTGCCCGCCGATTTTTCCATTTAACTCATCGAACGCCTTGGCGATTGCCTGATTTTTAGGCAGAGATGTATCAAGCGTGATGCCCAGCTCGCGGAACGCTTTAGCTGAGCCCGTTGTTCCTCGGGCCAAGGTAGCTGCAGCGGTTGCCAAATCCTCGTGCTTGTATCGCGCAAGGTCGGCAGCCATGCTCATCAGCTTTGTGGACTCTGTTGCGGATCCTGTTGCTGTGATTAAAGTGCCATAGGCCGACTCTGTTTGCGCGGTAGAGAAACCAAGTGTGGACATCTTTTCAGATGTTTTCTGGATTTCTTCGCGGTTAGCGGCTGTGTTTTGCTTGGAATTATTAAGCGCAGTAGATAAGCGCTCGGTTGCTACTTGCGTATCCTTGATGGCTTGAACAGCATCTTCTAGGCCTTTTTGCAAGACCATTACGCCTTCAGTCATAAGGTTGCCAGCGAATACGCCGCCCATGACCGTCTTTAATGAAGAAAACTTGCTCTCTTGCGCCTTGGCAGCATCGCCAATCTTGTTCATGCCTTCTGTCGCTTGCGTTACAGCTGAGGTTAGATTGGCAAGCTGAACAAGAATCTCTACATTTAACGGTGGGACTTCACCTGCCATTTAAGCTCCCATCGCTGCTGTGAGGTATCCATAAACGATTTGTGAGGCCTTACCAGAGTTGATAAGTTCATCACGAGCTGGATACATATATGGGTATTTTACCCCACTTGTCCATAGTGATGATCCGAGTTCGACTGCTCGCGCATACTCCGCACCCGACTGAGCGCTTGCTACATAAGTTGCAAAACCTTTTCGGGTAACAGGGTTGGCGATAATGTTTCGATAAAGATTACCTGTTGCATAGTTAGGGCCCTCGCCTGCGCCGGGGCCGATGTGTGGGTTATGGCGAAGGCGGCCATTAACGGTACGCGGTGGGTTAGTGGTCTCGTG